CTTCGCAGCAAAGACGGTAAGCCTGTGGCTGTTGTCGGCGGCGTCGAGACTCCGGTGGCGGAATACGTCGCCAACCTGAAAAATCCCGGCAGCGGTTACGAGCATCATTTTGCAGCTAGTAACACTGCCGGAATGGGTGTTACGGGCAGTGCCCGCGCCACCTCCCTTCCCGGCCAATCCAACCCGTGGTTGAAAGACAGCTTTAACATCACCGAGCAAATGATTCTTCTCGCTAAGGATCCAGACAAAGCTCGAATTCTTAAAGCTGAAGCCGGGAAATAGTCCTAGTGGGACGCCTGCCGTAAACCCTTTTTTAGGAGCCCATCATGGCTGCCATCTCTGAAAACTATTCCGGCGGAACATTCCTGTCGGATCTCGTCACCCGTCCCGAATTCCTTCAGTACACCTCTGAAGGTATTTTCGAGCAATCCAAGTGGGTGCAAAGCGGCATCATCCAGCGCAACGCCGCTCTGGATGCTCGTGCCGGTGGTACTCGCGTGCGCGTGCCTTTCCACGATCCCATCAACCCGACTGAGGAGCAAATCCTCAGCAACGCAACCTGGGGAACCGGCGGCGCAGGTTATCTGACTCCTCAAGGCACCTCAGCCGACGAGCAGATCATGACTCTGCTGCACCGTGGCTTCAGCTATGCGGCTGACGACCTCAGCAAGCTTGGTTCCGGCGCTGACCCCCTCGCCCATGTGCGTAATCAGCTGACCGCCGCCATCAACAAGCTGAAGACCTCCACCCTGAAGTCCCACCTGCTGGGTCTGTTCGGTGGCATCACCGCTGCTGGCGTCCTTGGGGCCAACCAGTACGACGCATCAGTGGCTGGTACGTCTGCTACCGAAGCCAACTACCTGAGCGTCGGCAACGTGATGCAGGCCAAAAACCTGCTGGGTGAGCGCGGCGAGGAGATCGACTCCATCGCAATGCACTCTTCTGTTGCTTACTACCTGCAACAGATCGGGATGCTGACCTTCAGCACCTCTGCACTGGCCGCTGCAGGCGCAGTGACCTGGGGCGCTGGTGGCGTGGGTGTCACTCAACCTGAAGTGGCTACTTTCGCAGGTCTGCGTGTCGTTATCGACGACCAGCTGAGCTTCTTGACTGGCGGTACTGCAACCCATGTGGTCAAGTATCCCGTCTACATGTTCAAGTCTGGTGTCGTGTCTGAGGGCATCCAACAGGATCTGCGCCTCGCCGCTGACCGCAACATCCTGTCTATGCAGGACGTGCTGGCTGTGGATTACCACTACGGCTTCCACATCACCGGCACCAAGTGGGCCGCCGCTGGCGACAACCCCACCAACGCTGCAACCACCGGCAACCTTGCCGATACCGCCAGCTGGAACTTGGTGTACTCAACCACCAAGATGGTGCCCATCGTGCGCCTTCTGGTCAACACCCCGTTCGACACCACCGCTTATTCCTGATAAGCTTTACTCGGTATTGGACGACCGGCCCCCGAAAGGGGGCCTTTTTATTGCCTCAAACGAGGCCCAACCGCATTTTTTCCTGCCGGTCAAACACTTCTTCACTACGCACGGTCATCTTGTACGACCGCAGCACCACCTGATTTGCAACGACGTAGCTGACCTTCAGCTCACTTGCAATCTCTGGAACGGTTTTACCTTTGTTACGCAGCTTTTGAATTTCTTTGACGACATCAGCAAACTTCCGTGGCTTTTCCGCCTTCGGCTCTTCCACTTTCTTTAGGCTAGTACCAGAGAATTCGCTTTTACGGACCGGCATGGATTTGGTGCGGCTTTTCATTACCAAGGATAATACAAAAAGATTTATCGACATTCCTGCTCACGAAGTAAGCGAAACACAGGCACAAATCGAACTAAACGGTGGAACGGTTTACCACGCTTGCGTCTTACCTAAACCAGCACGACGTACCAGAGCTAAACTCAGACAAAGGTGGTATTAAGCCGTGGCCGCAACAATCGACGCCACTCTCCAAGGAGCAGCAGCCAACAGCTATGTGACGCTGGCTGAGGCAAACTCCTACTTTGAAACCACACCTGATGATTCAACTTGGGTCAACAAAACTGACGATCAAAAGAACCGTTCACTTATCTCCGCTACTCGTTTTATCGATGATTTTGAGTTTTACGGGGACCGCTGCACTACCACCCAAGCACTCAAATGGCCCCGCAAGGAGTACAAAGTTGACGGCGTCGAACTCGCCTGCACATTTATCCCTGACGAAGTAAAAGTCGGCACCTTCGAACTGGCGCGTGCGCTTGCCAACAACCCCACCGCCCTGACGGGCAGCAAAGGCACTGACGGCACCTACGAAGAAGTAAAGCTGGGCGACCTCGAAGTCAAGTACAACACCGGCTCCCAAAACCCAGGGATGGTTAACACCATCCTTGACGTATTCCCTTGGGTCGCCACCTACATCGGTCCCTACACCAAATCCGGCGCTGCCAACCACGCCGTAAACCTGGAGCGAGGTTGATATGGCACTAATCGACGATATTTTTGGCGGCATCCCAGCACAGCTGATGGCTGACTGGGGCCAGGACATTACCTACATCAAAACCAACCTGCCCAGCAACTACAACCCAACCACTGGAACGGTGTATCAGTCTGAGACTGAGGTGACTGTGAAAGCGGTTATCACAAACGTAAACCCAAGCGAGTACGAGGGTTTGTACCAGACGACAGACCTCAAGGTGATGTTTGGTGCGGAGGAATTAGGCGACTACTACCCGACACAGGCTGACCGCATCCAATACACGCAAGCAGGCGAAACCCGCGAAGCCAAGTTGATAAACATTGTCACCGAGCGCGGCACCAAAGCTATTTTCCACACCGCAATCGCGAGGCCGCAGTGATGCCCAGAAAAAAGAGCCTGCAGCAACAAATCCGTGAACGTACTCAAAAAGCAGTTAGAGAGACTGCCGTTCAGATAATGAACGATTTAGCAGAAGCTGGTCCCGAATGGAGCGGCAGACTTAAAAACAACTGGGTTGCCGACACGTTCAGTGGGAACCAAAAAGTAAAAATCGGAAGGAGTACAGGCTACCCTTACTCTCGTAGTTCCGTACCGGCACTAAAAACAGATATTAAGTCAGCAGAAGCCACTCCCGTAAAAGTAGAGATAACAAATAAAACCGAGTATTTTGCTTATGCAGCAGATCTCATACCGGGTAAATTTTGGCCCAAGGAAGAAGGACCAAAAGGTGCGTTTACTAGAGGTAAACGCAGCACCAGTGATACCGGCGTCGGGTTCCGTGGTGATTTAAGCGGAGATGGCATGAACATATCAACAGCACCACTCGATTGGTACAACAACTACCTAAAAGGTGGCGGTCTTCAAAAAGCTACGCAAAGTAGCATAAGGATTGGTTTTAGAGGTTAGCGCCCATGGATTATCAAGCTATCCGTGCCGCAATCGAAAAACCTCTACTGGATGCGTTTAAAGACCTAACGCCGTCAGTGCCGGTTTACTTCGACAACATCACCGCTGCACCCAAAAACACCACAACAGAATATGCGCGTGTCAACGTTACCTTTGGAGTGACCAACGAACCAACTCTGACCAGCAGTGTTGACTTTGCACGTGGCGCGATTGTCATTCGCATATTTACCGAAAAAGGCCGTGGCCCTGCACGTAACCAGACGTTGGTTACTACAGCCGTCAACGTATTAGAGACACTTAACGACACTGCAAAAACAAGCAACGGTGTATTTTTCCGCGTCGGTCAAATTGATGGTCCGTCATTTATGTCTGACGAAACATCGCCTCATTTTATGAGCCGCATTGACACAGGCTACACAGCAACTGTGTTGAGTTAATAAAAGGGCTATCCTATAAAAAGCCGGGCAGTGCCCGCAGAAAACCTCATTCTCTGGTACGCCAATGGCCGCCACCGTTCTGTCCGGCACCTCGGGTGCCCTGTATTACAAGCCTGCCGGTACTACTGGCACGTTTGATTCTTCTGGCGTTAGTACCGTCAGCGACGAAATCACCGTCGAAACTTTCCTGAACCTGAAAGTTGGTGATCCGGTTCAATTCAGTGTTGTCGATCAGCGCGATGGCACCGCTGGAACAGGCACTCTTCCCGCTGGTATTTCTCCTAGCACCACCTATTACGTCATCAGCTACACCGCAAGCACTGGCGTTCTCCAGGTGTCTGCAACTGAGGGTGGTTCAACCATCACCATCACCGACACCGGCACGGTTTCTTCTCCCAACGAATTCCAAGTTGCATACGACTCGTTTGCATCTGTGGGCCAAGTTCGTGACTGGAGCTTTGAGATCAGCCGTAACGAGATTGACGTTACGACCATCGGTCAAACCCCTGGTCAGTTTGTACCTTTCCGCGAGTACATCGCTGGATTTGCAGACGGCAGCGGTTCCGCCACGGTCTACATGACCAACGAGTCGAGCGCCATCGGCAACCGCATGGTGGAAGACGTTATCCAACGTCAACAAGTCGGCGCAGCCTTCAAGCTGTATATCGACCAAGTGTTCAATGGTGCAAGCGTTGACGACGCCAAGAGCCGCTCCATCGAATTCGAGGCAGTTCTGGTGTCTGCTTCACTGAACGTCAACCCTGACGACGCAGTATCAGTAGAAATCAGCTTCCGTCCTTCCGGCGCTCCCACCTTCGACCTGGCTCAGTCCTGATAGCCTAAACTTCAGGTAAGGGTGCAGACCCCGGTTAACCGCCGGGGTTTTTTCATGGCTAATCCGCTACATTAGACGCATACATCTGTAATTCAAATGCCCGCCAGCAATCTGCGTGCAATCGACAAGCTTCGTAAGGCAGCCAACCTCGAACCAGTCAAAAAAGAAGTTGAACTCTCGGATGGAACGATTTTTGAAATGTACGTGACGCCGCTGACGATGGCCGAGCGCGAACGTGCCCAGCGCAACGCCAAGTCTGACGACGCCAACGCTTTTGCACTGCAGCTGCTGGTGTCCAAAGCGCAAAACGCTGATGGGCAGAAACTGTTTAGTGCCGGTGAGATTGATGTTCTGAAGAACGAAGTCAAGGACAAAGACTTGCAGGCACTGATGCTCGGTGTTCTTACTGACGACGAATCTGCGGAAATGGACCCAAAATCCTGAGCGCAGAACTTCGCAAAGACAACTGGCTTATGCTGCAGTTTGGCGTTGCCAAAGAACTAGGCATGAGCTTGTCGCAAGTTCGCGCCACCATGACTCCAGAAGAACTCATCGGCTGGAGCGCCTACTTCAAAGTGCTCAACGACGAGCAGCAGAAAGAGTTGGATAAAGCAAAACGCCGCCGATAGACTGGAGAAAGATTCTCTGCGTGCTAATCGGTGGAAGAGAACGTACGCATTGTCATAACGGGCGTTAATAAAGATGCCCTCAGCAAGTTAAATAAAGTTGAGGAGGCTGTAAATCGACTTAACTCTGCTACAAAAAAGGTAGAGGTAAAAGTTAGTGGAATCCAGGAAGCCGAGCGCCAAGCCGCACGTCTATACCAAGCACTGGAGCGTTTAGAGAGTGCAGCACTGTCTAAGCTACCTCAGTCACTTCAAACAGTCATTGCGTATTTAAAAGCAGCTAATGCAGGTTTAGGCGAATTTACACGACGAGCTATTACCGCAGCTGCTGCTGTTGGGGACATAGGGAGAGTACCTTTTGCCCCAATAATAAAAGCACAAAGTCAAGCTATAAGACAATTTCAACAGATGGAGAGAGGCTTAGTCTCTCTTCGTGTTGAGTTTGTAAAAGTCTTTGACAGGGGTTCTACCCAACCCTTATTGGATGGGTTAAATCTAGTCCGAGTAAGTATATTAGAAACAAAAGGTTTACTAGAAGGACGTGGAGATTTTACGCGGCCAATACTAGATGGTTTAGATCTAGTAAAGGTAAGAATTTTAGAGATAAAGGGCTTGTTGAGCGGTATCGGTGGTGCGGGTGGTGGAGGTCGAATTCCTCCAGAAGTCCCCCCAAACGCACCTAGGCTTCCTCAAGGACGAGACCCCCAAGGTCCGCAAGGCAGAGGGTTTGCGTTTGACCCTAATACTCTTCGGGGCCTGCGTCAAGGAATTGGTTATTTTAGAGAACTTCTAGAGACAGCTGAAATAGGAAGTAAGCGTTTTCGTATACTTGAGGATACTATTGCAGATTTAAATAAAAAACTCGAAGACGCACAGTTAAAGTTCCAAAAGGCAGTAACAACACCCGTCCCTGGTTCGCTATCTGCGTTACGTGCTGAAATCGCAGCCAAGCAAGCTTCGCTTGAACAAACTGCACGAGGCACTAAGGAGTTCAATGACCTTGCCAATGAATTGCGGCAATTAAATACAGAACTTAATAAGACTGAAAAATTTATTGAAGGCCGCACTAAAGGAATAAAAAGCCGTTTTGGTACTGCTGCTCAAAGTGCGGCACTCGGCGGCGGCTTCCCGTTGTTGTTTGGCGGACCAAGCATTAGTGCTGCCGGTGGTGCGTTAGGTGGTTTTGCCGGGGGCCTTGCAGGGCCGGGAGCCGGTTTTGCGTTGGGCATCGTCGGCTCGGCTATTGGCGGTGGCATTGACGAAATTATCGCCAACGCACAAGAAGCAGGCAAAGCACTCAACTCAACGGGTGGTGCGCTTGACTTTATGCGCGATAAATCGCTGCTTTCAACCGCACAAGTCGAAGAGCAAGCACGTGTTTTAGAAGAGCAAGGCAAAGTTTCTGAACTATCTGCGCTTCTTACTCAAGAGCTTGTTGACAAAATTGGCAACAAAGGTGTTAAAGCAATACAAGACTTAGGTAAAACAACGGACGAAACAACTCGCCTTTGGAACGAGCTAACACTCCAACTATTTAAACTTATTTCTGGGCCTCTGAATAGTTTCCTCAAAATTGTAAACAATGTTCTAAGCGGCGGAGTAACCAGAGGTCGTTTTGAAGCTATTCAAGAAGATTTTGCCGGGAACGCAGCTTTTGAAAAAGCGGTAGCAGAACTTAGAAGGGCTAACGGTAAGGGAGCTAGAACAGGCAACTTATCACAAACAGACCAAGAAGCTCTAATTAAACGAGCTGAAAAAGGAGAGTTCGGGGCTAGGCCCGTCACTGTATCAATTCCAGTAACTAAAGAAGACGAGCGTAGGTTCACCGTAAAGGATACCGCTGCAGATAAAGCAGCCCGCGAGGAAGCGCGTATTCAGGAAAAACTGGCAGCTCTTAAGGTGGAGCGGAAGGAGATATTTGAGATTTCTCGGCTTAAAGACAAAATTGCTGCAGCTGAAGCTATAAATGACACTCAAACTGCTATTCGTTTGAAGGGTGAGCAAGAACTTGCCGCTATTGAAGCTAAACGTTCGGCAGACCTAATAAAAGTTACGGACCAACGTTTAAAAGACTCGATCAACATTACAGCAGCAACCAAAAAACTTGCAGCGCAACGTGAAATAGAGCGGCAGCTTAATGAAGACCAGCGTAAACGTCAAGAACTATTCGAAGATACACTTGCAGGTCTTGAAAACCAACTGGCTATTCAAACAGCTGTAACACGAGAAGAGGCCGAACAACTTCGTATTAAACAGGAAATGAGAGACCTTGATGACAAGGGATTTAGCCCAGAGCAACTGGGCCGTATTAAAGCGGCAAAAGAAAGATTAAGTGAAGCGCAACAGCCGCTAAATAAATTTATTACCGACTCAACTAGAGCTTTAAATGATGTTGAACAAGTCGGTGTTACGGTCGCACAAGGCATTGGAAATGCTTTTGGAACGGCAATGACGACCGGGGTAGCTTCACTAATTGAAGGAACTAAAAAAGCTGAGGAAGTATTTGCCGACTTCTTGAAAAACGTTGCAAATGCGTTGCTCGACACTGCAGCACAAATGATTGCAACGTACATCGCAATCGGCATCGCCAAAGCGTTCGCTGGATTAGCCAGTAATAGTAGTAGCTCAACGCCTGATCCTTTTAGTTCAAATGTGGCGTCAAGCCTGCCAGACACAGGAAACCTTGCGGACATTGCGGCTTCGACTCCGCTCAAGTTTGCTGAGGGTGGTTACGTTTCAGGCCCAACGAACGCAATTGTTGGAGAAGGTGGTCAAGGCGAATACGTTATTCCAGAATCAAAAATGCGTGAAAGCATGGCGCGGTATTCGCGTGGCGCACGCGGATCTTCTGTCATTCCGTCTCAAACCGGTGGGGGCGACAGCGAAATGTCCGGCGGCACCGCCGTGGCCGCACCAATCGACGTTCGCTATACCGTGGAACGTATTAACAGCGTCGATTACGTCACTGCCGACCAATTCCAACTAGGTATGCAACGTGCCGCACAACAGGGTGCTGCCGAAGGTGAGCGCCGTACACTGCGGTCACTGAAGAACAGCCCTGGAACCCGTAGAGGAGTCGGAATGTAATGGAACTAAATTACGGCCATCTTCTTAGCGTCGGTCC